ACTATAGTCCAGGTGGCAATGGTAAAACAACTTTACTTAAATTATTGCACCATTTCTATAATCCAGAAAACACAACAGCATTATCTTTTAACGATTTAAACGATAAATTTAAACCTGCAAATTTACAAGGAAAGCTAGTAAATATTGCTGATGATATAGATCCTAATCGTATTAAGGATACGGGCAATTTCAAAATCATTGTAACAGGAAACTACATCACACTGGAATTTAAAGGACAAGACGCTTTTGAGTTTAAGCCATATGTAAAACTCATCTTTGCAAGTAATGAGTTACCAATGAGTAATGATAAGAGTGAAGGTTTTTATAGACGTATGGTAATTATTCCTATGCTGCGTAAGTTCGGTAAAGGTGGGCAGAAAAAAGATCCAATGTTATTGAACAAATTGATAACACCATATAATATGTCAGCCTTACTTAATTTAGCTTTAAAAGGTTTAAAAAGAACATTAGAAAATAACGAGATTATCGAACCGAAAATTGCTAGAAAGACAAAAGAGGAGTATCAATTTGATAATAACCCAGTTCTGCAATTCATAGAAGATGCGACAGACAAGGACTATAGACAATTGCCGGTAGTAGAAGGGCGTAATACTGATAAAGCATACGAAATATATCAAATATGGTGTGCAAATAATGGCTATCATCATATGAATAAAATGAATTTTTCTAAAGAGTTATCAAAGTTAGGTTATAAATCTGTGGCTTACTGGTCAAAAGTTCAAGAAAAAACTAAGAGATTCTATGTGAAAGAAACAACTAATAAAATCTACGATACTAATGGAACTATTTTAAAAACCTTACAGTAAAGTGTAAGAAATCTCAGAGTAGTGTAAGGCTTGAAACTGTTGATATAACTTGATTTGTTGCATCTACCTTACACCTTACACTTAAATAACAATCCATAAGAATATTAGGTGTTTAAAAATAAAATTATAAACTAGGCTTTTTATCTGTAAGGTGTAAGGAATGTAGTGTGAATGTTGATATAAAGGGATTAGTCAGATTACAGGTTAGTGTGAGAAAAAACTATATAGTGTGAGGTTTTAAAATGAACAATGTAAAAAATAAGATTATTAAATATATAACCGAAAATGCTGGCACATCGTTTGTAGAAATCGAAAAAATTTTTGATGAGAATCATTTTGACTACAAAGGTAACGGAGCTTATACCAGTGCAGAGAATAACAACATTGTATTTTGGTATGGGTGGAATGAACAAGCTTTTAATGTGGTTAGCAGTATAGTTAACGAAGGATTAATAGATATGAAAATATGTGAGCCAGTCATTTATATGGTTGACGGTAAAGAATTAAATTTACCAGTTCTAAAGTCATATGATATAGATACTTATCATTGGCTACCAATTACTTTTAGTGTGAATAAAGGGGTGTCGTATGAATAATTTAAAAGATAAAGTATTAGAATTTATTCGAGAGAATGGAAGCACATATATATATGAGTTAATACCACTATTTGATGAAGCAGGTATACCATTTGAGGGTGATAGATCACTTACGTTTGATGGTGATAAGAATAAAGTGTTCTTTTACCACTGCACAACGGAATCGGGTTCAGTTATACAGGAGTTGTATCAAGAAAACAAGATATCAATTGTTCACAACCCACGATATGTTGAGAGGTATCTATTAGATGGCAAAGTGCCACCATTACCATTGTCTATCACCAACGATGAACTAGATAAGCCCTCATGGATTCCAGTAGTATTACGAATAAAGGTAAAGGAGCAAACTAAATGAATGTAGAGATTATCGCAAATCAATTTGAAACAAGAGCAGGTACGTTATTAAGATATTACACAGGCTTATTAGAAAGTAGTAGAGAAACACCGTTTGGATTCAAAATATATAATGATCCGTTTGATATGGTTTATGTAGTTATGAATGGTAATTTATACGGTCACATATATATCAAGGATTGTAATGTGAGAAAAGCGTTTGAGTTAGCTTCTCCTAAGCACACTGAGGGGCTTATAAGAAGTATTGATGGTTATTATGCAGGTTATGAATTACATGATGATAAAACGCTCTCTATAAGCGATATGATGGCTGATAATCTATTTAATGATGAGTTTTTTATGTATGGGTTACAAACTTACGCAGAATCTAATAATAGTGATGTGTTCGACTATATGGAAAAAGGCTTTGACTCAGATACTGTTGAGGGCATTCAGTCCAGTAATGCTGATGTGATAGGTAATATTGAAATGTTGTATCAGTTAGCAACAGGGATTAATGAACCAGCAACAGAATTAGTTGAGGGATTAAAGTTGGTTACTGCATTTGTACAAGATGAGAATGCTACACAAGACGATTATAAGACGTTAGAGCGTAAGTTAAGTGAATTGAAAGAATCGTACTATAGTGTGAGTAAGTAGGTAAATAAGGGGTCACATGTAGTGTGTGGCTCCTATATAAAAACTAAAAAAAGCTAAGCGCTTAATTTTCATGAGGGGTTAAAATGCAAATTAATTAGAACTTATGTTCTTGTGTCGTAGTGTGTGATAGTATATGAAAACACTTATAAAAGTTGTTAATTCAATGTTTATCAGGGTTGTTAAGTATAAAATAAAATGAGTTGAAAAGGGAACATAAGTTTGCATTTTGAGTGTAATTTGATATAATTAGAGTGTGGAGAAAAATTATATGTATCAGTACCGTTTTAGAAGTTAGTAAACAGAAAGGGAATACTAAATAAAACGAGGAAGAAAACATGATAGATACATTAAATAAAAATCAATCTGTACCAAACGAATATTTAAGAATTTTTGATACTATTCAGAACTCAACAGATAAGTATATAACTAAGTCCAAGATACTTAACTTAATGGGGTACGAGTATAATTCATCTAATGAAAGATGGTTAAGAAATGCTATAAGCAAGTTGATTGATGATTATAGTTATCCTATAGGATGTAGCTATAAAAAACATGAACGTGGTTATTACATCATTACTACCGATGAAGAAAAGCAACAAGCAATGGAAAGTATTAAAAGATTAGCAGACGGTAGTATGAAACGTTATGAGGCTTTAAAACGTATTAAATTATAAGAGGTGTAGCGTTTGGGAGTAGGACAAAGATATGCTGTTATTCAACTCAAAACTAAGTACAATGCTGCATTCTTAAAAAGTGAGTTTGATAAATGGGAACAACGCATTGATGATATGTACGCTTTACATTATCCAAGAATGTTTATTGATCCATACACTATGCAGTTGTCCTATGAATCAAACCACATAGAAGATTTGGCATTAAGTATTATCGAAGAACGTGAGAAGCTAGAGAAATTTAAGCATAAATCTAACCATGATTTAAAGAAGTTTAACATAATACTATCTAACTATAGTGAAAGTGAACAACGTCAGATAAAGAGATATCAAAGAGATGACATATTAGCTGATGAGAGCCTTATATTACGCATATGCGAGGATATAAACAACATAGATAGTAAAGATAAGAATAATAGAAATACTGCTATACAAGAAGAAATTAAAGCTGATAAAGAGCGACGTAGGGCAGAAGGTAAGGCACGAAAAGAAAGAATTAAAGCACGTATGAAACAAGAAAGACAAGAAAAGCTATTACAAGCTAATTAAACAGAAAGAGGTATATATTATGACAACAACTACTTATCAAGGTACATCACAAGACGTATGGAGTGTATTATTCGATAACAGAAAGTATAAAGATTTATTAGATGAAGTAAATAAATTAATCGAAGACACTAAGCGTTTATACAAGCAAGGATATCGTTTAGAGGCTATAGACGAACAACAAAAGCCCAAAGTTACTGAACTTGAAAACAAATTCAAACAGTTTGCTACAGATAGATTAAATGAAATAGAGCAACGCTGTAATGAGATTGAGAAAGAAAGCCAACAAGATAATGTTAAAGATCCACAAACCGAAATTATTAAACGTCAGAATTTAGAAGCTAGATTATCATTCTATAACGATAGTGAGATTGTAGACTATATCAATAGTAAAGATGTAACGAATACTGATATTTATGAATTAAGCTTGTTGCAACAAAAATATGACAATCAATTAAACGAATCACAACAACGTCAAGTTGCATTTAAACTCGAAGAATTAAAACAAGGTGTTTTATATCCATACACTACAAACGAAGAATACAAAAACTTAATGTTTGAATATAGCGTCATTAACCAAACTGGAATGGCTAAAACTGGTGTAGTTATTACTAAGAATGAACAGTATGGTGGCGTTGAAATTAAACCACTTACTGAACGTTATAAAAATGCGATTAATGAAGTGAAACAAAGTAACAATCTAAGATAATTAAATAATTTGCCTATCCTTAAATGGGTAGGCTCATTCTAGTTATAAGGAGTGACGATATGGACAAATTAACGCCAAAACAAGAGCGTTTTGCGAATGAGTATATTAAGACACTCAACGTTACTCAAAGCGCTATAAAGGCAGGATATAGCCAGAATAGTGCACATGTAACAGGTAGTCGATTACTACGCAAAGATAAAGTAGACGAATACATTAAAAGTAAGAAAGACGAAATTATGGACGATACTATTTTATCAGCTAAAGAGTTACTGTATTTATTAACTCAAGCAGCAATAGGTGACGAAACGGAAACTAAAGAGGTTGTGGTTAAGAGGAGCTCATTTGAGCGCAATCCAGATACAGGACGTATGAATCTTGTATATAACGAGCATGTGGAAACAGTAGAAGTACCTATCAAACCTAGTGATCGTTTGAAAGCTCGTGATTTGCTGGGTCGTTACCATAGTATATTTACAGATAAAGTAGATGTGAGCATGGTAGCACCTACATTTATTGATAATATAGGTGGATTCGAGGAGTAATAAATTAGTACTAGGTACTAAAATATAGTATAATGATATTGTGTAGTTGCAACTAATATCATTCCCCGATATTAGTTGCTTTTTTATATAATCTTTTAATTTTGTAGTTTTAAATGTATAATGTATAAAACTACACACGAAAGAGGTTAAGGGGAAATGGCAAAACAAAAAAAGGTGAATTTTAATGTATTTTATACATGCTCACTTGAAACAAAAGGGAAAGCGTCTTATATACCTTTGACAGATTTATTCGAATTAATAAGACAACAGTATGATAACGATCCTAACTATAAAGTTGTAAAAAACTATAATTTTGACCCTATAAGAATAAAAAAAATAGAGCCCCCTAATGAAAACGGTTATTATCATATAGTTATGGAAAGATTAGATGATACAAGATATCAAAAAACTACAATATATGGTAATTCAATTGATATCGATTTAGAACAAAATGAATATATCGGACATGAAATAAGCATTCTATATGATCCTGCGAATAATGCAATGTTAATACAAAGAAATATAAGTTCTTTAAGCCCCTCAGGGATTGAGAAATACATTGATAGTGTCTTATTTGATTATTATGAAGAATTAATGAATTTTAAACTTGTTCCAGCTATCGATCAAGATGCATTTAGGAAAGCAAGAAATTCTGATACATTTAAACAGTTGGTTTTAAAGGTAAAAGGTGATAAAAGTAATGATTTAATTACAGGGTTGATTGGAAATAGAAGTTATGAGGGAATGAATACAGTTGAAATTACAATAGCCACTGATCAATCACGAGGTGCGGAATTAGATAGTAGTATAACTGGCAATCTATTAGATCACTGGATAGATGAAGAAAGTGTAGAAAAATTAAAAGTAAGAGCTGTAGAAAATGAGTTTTCTAACATAGAGACTGTAGACTTATTAAAACAAAATATTAAAAGATCAATAATTTATGAATATCGAGAAGCTGGAGAACTTAATGCTGATAACATTTTTTTAGATATGTTGCGGATTTATAGAGATAATGATGATGCAATAGCATTATTATTAAATTAAAAAAGTGATGTGATTAATTTTGATTAAAGGAATAAAGAAAACTGATTACATTTTTAGTTTGTATATATTATTTGGTTTAATTATATTTGTGCTTTTAATATATAATGTTCGATTAAGTAACGAGGACATAAAAAGTATTGTTGAAATAGTATTGAATACTTCTAGTATTACAATGGGTTTTTTTGCTACAGTATTTACATTTATTTTTGGTTTTAAAGATAACTATATTCATAAAGAAATTATGAAGTCGAACGTAGAAAAGCGACAATACAAGTTCTTAAATATTTGCATAATAGTGATGGGCTTTTTACAGATTATTGTTTCCTTTATAGTTATGCTTTTATTAACTATTAAAAACTCTCAATCTGAGGCTATCTCGAAGCATTTGAACAACCTTTTACATTTTAATTTAACGCAGGTTTCTTTTCACTTCGTTCTCACATTATTTTTCGTTTTTTTCTTATTTTTTGCCACTTATTTATTATTAATACTGAGTATGATATTTAAAAGTAATGATAGTAATAATTTACCCCAAAAAAAGATGCCTAGTATTAAAAATAATAAGGTTTAAGTATTTATTTTATAGCATTAAATAGATAAGTTAAATATCTCATTTTAAGCACAACTTAATTATGGCGTTTTTTTACGCTGAGAAACGTCCTGTATTGCAGTGGGGAATGAGTATTTATGACCCTAAATATGTTCAGTAAAGATATAACGTCGAGAATTAAGATTTATTGAAACTAAGGAACGGATGATAGTTACACCATATATAACTATGCTATTATTGTGATAAAAAAGAGGTGTATTAATTGCAAAAATCTAAATTAGATTTAAAAACCATTTTAACTATAGTTCTTGTTATAATACTTGCAATAATATCATTTGTTTTTGTTGTAGGTTATATTATTAGTTATGTAGATCCTAAACATAGTATTACTGGTTATTCTATAGCTATAAGTTTTGTTGGAGTATTTGCAACGTTTGGTGGTGCGTATTTAGGTGCGAAGATTGCAGGTGATAATGCTAGAGATTTATATGAACATCAAAAAAATCAAAAGAATTATGAAGAAAAAAGTAAAGTTGAATTGTTAACAAGCATTAAATTAATAGAAGTATTGAACCATTCTAAAATATTTGAAAATGATATTGAACTTCTATATGTTGAGGAAAATGATAAAAGAGATGTTAATGAGATTATAGAAAAAAGTGTTATAAACATTAATGATTTAATAGACGGCTATGCTAAACCTATTATAGAACTTCTAGAAGATAAAGAAATTTATAATGGTACTGTCGGGCTATATAAAAGTTTGCTACAAATGTTTAATGATTGTAATAGAATGAAGCAACATATAAAAGTTATAGATATGTATGATAAAGATTATGGTCATCCAGAAGATAATTATATATTGAAAGAAAATGAAAGAAAGATAATACAAGAATTATATAGTGAATATGTTTCTCATGTAAGAAAAGATATTCTGTCCACATTTATCGAATATAAATTTATTAAAATTATACTAGATCAGTGTGTTCAAAATGTATTGAAAAATATTAATAATGAAAATAAATTATATGAAGATGTGAAATTTTATAAATTTCTTAGTCTACCATATTCTATAAAGCCAAAGTGAGACTTAAAAAAACTTGATAAAAAAGTGTTGCCCCAAATTATACTGTTTTTCTCAATTTATACATTTCAAGCACAATCACTAATGCAATCAAAACATTGTCATATCAATACTTATAGCGTATTTGAAATATTTTAATTATAGTTATAATGAACTCCCGCCGTCTCCATTATTAAGCCTGCAACCCATGTGGTTGTGGGCTTTTTGGATTTTAGGTGCACAAAAAGTGCACAGATAGTGCACAATGAAAAAGACACCTTATGAAGGGGTGTCTTTTTTTTCTACTAACTCTTTCGATTCGTCAAATAAAGACTTAAATTTATTTTTTGAATCTTCATCTTTAGAATTTTGATAATATTTGTGTAGCTTCAAAAACTCTTTTAATGTGAAAATACATAACTCTTCTTCTTTGTTAGGATCATCAAATTTTAAATTTTTATTTTGATTTTTCTCCCAGTGGTCTGCTAACATATATCTACAAAATAGTCTTATACTGTTTTGATCTTTTATATCTAAATCTATTGAGTTAGATACTGCTTGCTTCTTTTCTATTAGATTAATACAGTATTTAATAATTATTATATTCATATTGTCAAAGAAATAACTAAAGCCTTCTTTTTTGCTTTTCTCTTTATCGATATAGTTCCCATTGTTTTTAAAATTAAATCTTAGTGCAGTTCTGAATTGATATACATCATCTAATGTGACGGTAGAGTTCCCACCTATTATAAATAACGTTTTTCTCCATTCTGACTTCGAATCTAACTCGTTTAATAATCTTTTTTTATGACGATTATCAGTGTATTTATATACAAAAAATCCCAACGATAAAGTGGCAAGTGGTTGTAGCAGATTCTTAAGCCACTCTGAGAACATATTTTTTGGCGCAAAGGTATTGTAATTCTCAATAATTGTTTGACCTAACTCATTCATTTATAAGACTCCTTACAAGTATTTAACTATTTCTTTCTGCGTACTAGGGTACAAATGACCGTATCGGTTATATACTTCATTACTATCAGCATGACCTAAACGCTGTGCTATTACCATGATACTTGCACCATGATTGACTAGCATAGACGCATGGCTATGTCTTAATTCATGTATAACGATTCTAGGGAATGTCTGAACGTCTGGCAGTTGTTCATCTAACACTTTTAATGCAGTGGTAAACCAACGATCTATAGTTGATTCACTGTATGCCTTGAAGAATGTACCGAATAATACATAATCATCTTTATATACATTGTTTTCTTTGTACCATTTTAAATATTTTTCTATGTCATTCATCATATGAAAAGGTAGGTATATATCACGTATTGCTGCTTTTGTTTTAGGGGCTGTCACTTCACCGTGATAGTCCGTTTTATTTATATGTATGAAAATCATCATCGTAGTTAATATCGCGCCATGTGAGGGCTCTAATTTCGCCCTTACGTGCACCAGAGTAAAAAACAGTAGCTTAAAGAATAATTTTTGCTGTTGTGTAGCTAAGCTTCATAGAATTGATTAATTTTATATAGCGTTCAATAATTGAAACTTTTGTTTGATTCAATTTCAAAATTATCAATTAATGAGACAGTTGGTGATGGTGCTGAAATAAATGACGTTGTAAATAAACGTGATGAATATAAAGAGAGTATACGGTATTATAATAATCATTTAGTTTTAGTGAAGTATAATGAAAAATCTATATGTAAGTTAAAATATCTTCGAAATTAGTGTGATTTCTCTTTAAAAAAATATTTATATCATAATGCTATAGTTATCTTTTGTAATCTGTATGATAAGATTTTATTCGGATTTCTCATTTTTATATCAGCATCAGTATTATTATCAAATTTTTTTACTTCATCGATTGTTTGTTATATAACAGAATTGTGGACTTCTTGTTGTTCGGAAGATGAAGAATTTTCTTGCATTTTATTTTTTTCTTCACCAGAATTATGGTACTTAGGACTTCTTTTTTTAAATTCCTCAAATTCCTTCATTTCTTCCTCATTCATGTCATTAAATCGATTGATCACTTCACCTGTACTTTTGTTTACTACAGCACAAAATTTTATAGGAGTTCCGGCTGCATCTCTTACAAGGTGTTCAACATAATATTCATTAGCATTGCTTCTATCTATATTTGTTTTAAATTCAAGAACTTGTTGCTTATTAATCCCTTTATTAATGTAATAGTTCGAGACAATTTGTTCTGCTTCTTGAGCGGAAATTTGTTTTTGAGCTGTTTTTTGTTTTTGATTACTATTAGAATTTGTTACGCTCCCATTAGTTTGCATATTATCCGTTTTATTTTGTTCTTCTTTTGGATTGCTTTCTGTTTTTTTTACATTTTCTTGTCCACATGCTGTTAATATTATTGACGAGAGTGCTAATGTTCCTAATAGTTTCAATTTCATTTTATATCCCTCCGTTTAAAATGTTGTTAAAGTTCACCTAAATTATAATAACATTACAATATTTATGAATATACAATATTCATAAATACGTTAAAGTTTTTTGTGTTTAAGAGCTTAGAGAAATATTCTATTATGTTGAAAGAGGTAGTTTTAAATATAAAATTGCTAATTGTATATATATTAAACGAGGGGAGACATATTGAATATTTACATTGCCATCGTATTAGGATTAATTTTTGTATTCTTATCTGATATGGATTATAGAAGGAGAAACAATAGTACAAATATGGATAATAAATTGATAAAGATTAGCTTTTTTACATAGTGTAATTACTTTAATTATGGTTAGTTTAGCTATATATTTATCTTATTTTAAATAATCATACGAAGAAAATATAGAAAAAGGTAAAAATACCCTTAGAAGTAGATAATCTAAGATAATGTAAAAAGAGATGTGTCATAATCAGATATTATTTTTTCACAATTTATTATCAATGAACTTTTGCGATATAATGTGTTGATATACTGCAGTGTTAAACTATAATGAGATTAATTAGTGTATTAGAGGTATATGGTATCTTTATTAAGTTGTTTAATACGAATCTAAACTAATGTCCTAAAATAGTTAAAGGTTTTGAAGAAATGTTTTAATAAAATAACAATAATTATTATTTTATTAAAACATTCTCAACCATATATTTTACTAATTAAAATTTTTAAGAAGGAGAATTTATTTGAGTTTAAAGGAAATATGGAAAGTTCTCATAAATAAAAAATGGCAAACTGAAGAAATATGTTATTTAATATTGTATATATTTTTAGCGAGTATTTTTACCACGCCATTGTTTGGTATTCCTTTGGGAGTTTTAGCATACTTATATCTTAATGAAGAAATATTGAAGTAGTTAGCATATATTTCACATTAAACTTCAAATCGATTTTTTATTGAAAGTGGCAATAATCATTTTAGATGTTATTTTAAAGATTTTTACATATAATATATCTTAAAAATATAAATGATTAATACTAAACTACTAAAACTGTGTATTAGAAATAATGCCGTTTTTACGATAATTGCTACTTAAAATATAAATTTTTTACTAAAATTAACGAAATCAATTAAATAATAATCTACTGTTGGTTAGTTGCATTTATTTCCAAATTATTCATCATCTTCTAAAAAGTTGGTCACATTAATCGTAATTTCTTTAGTATTATGGTTAATAATTATATCTTCGTTATAACCGAGAGATTTAACTTGAACCGTCTCATTATCTATTTTTAATGCTACTTCGACATGTTGATATTCATGTAATATGAGTAAGGTATCTTCATTGGTTACAACATTTATAGGTCCTTTGCTGTTAATCGTTATTGTCCATTCTCTAAATTTCATTTACATTTCTCCTTTTACATTATAGATATGATTGATTATTCTTAATGATTTTCGATCATTGAAAACTAGATTAAAATTATTATGATTGAATAAGTAAAAAGACATAGCACATCTTGCTCTTTTTTAAATTGAGAAATAAAAGTTTCAACAGATTTCTAGAACTGTCATATTTAATTTTATTTGAAAAATATATATCAACTACTTTTTAATATTTATCATTATAAAATATGATTGGAAACTTTTGATTATTTAGTTATTTTATATAATTACTTTAACATTACCTTTGTACTTGTTATCTTATCATTCATATATGATAATTTGTCTATATATCTTAAGTGACTCATTTCAATTCATAGGTGTTATAGTATAAAATTAAAATACTGACATTTAACAAATGATTTAAAGAAAGATATTTTGAAACAGTAATGAACAATCTAAATACAATAAAAAAGAAGCGCATTTGTAGGTTTATACTTAACAAATGCGCTTCTATATCCTTTTATAGTTAAAATTTTAGAACTTAAAATCATTTCAATTACGCTTTAAATAACTTAGAAATTATCCTCATATTTTTTAACCCTTGAATATTAACTCTACAATAATTGGAACTCATTATAAGTGAATGTGTCCTTTGGTATATTTATAATTTTTAGGGTCTTTAGGTGGAACAAGCGCTCTACTAATATTCAGTAATCCAATTTTACCACATAACATTACGATGGTAATAATAAACTCAGTCCAATTATAGTATTCGGAAGTTAAATCCATAGTGAGACCGACTGTACCGAATGCTGATACGACTTCGAAGAGTATTTTGATTAAAGGTATATTGGAATTGATTATGGTAAGTATAAACGTAACCATACCGATAAATGCAATAGAAATGAGAATAGTTACGAAAGACAACTGTATGTATCTTTCTGATATTTCTCTATTAAATATAGAGTTGTTTTTTTCTTTGCGTATCGTATTAAAAATAGCGATTGTTGCAATAACAAAAGTTGTAACCTTTATACCACCTGCAGCACTCAATGGTGCACCTCCAATAAACATGAGAACCATAAGTAATAAAGCTGTCGGTGTTTTAATGTTTCCAACGTCAATTGTGTTAAATCCTGCAGTCCTTGTTGTCACTGATTGGAAAAATGCATTTCCTATTTTTTCAATTAATCCCATGTGTAGCATAGAGTTTTGATTTTCTAGTAAAAAGAAGAAAACCGTGCCTATCAAAATTAATAATCCAGTGGTAGTTAACACGAGTTTAGAGTGTAAGGATAATTTTCTAAAACTTTTGGCGTTCCACAAATCAACCACGACTAAATGTCCCAAACCTCCCAAAATGATAAGTATTGGAATAGTGATAATGATTACCGGATCATTTGAAAAATCGATTAAGTTGTTTTTAAAAAGGGCGAATCCTGCGTTGTTAAATGCGGAAACTGAAGTGAATAGACTTAAAAATAGACCTTTACCTATGCCAAATTTTGGAATAAACGATAAACATAGACAAAGTGTACCAAATAATTCAGTGGCGATGCTGTATATGGCTAGATGTTTAATAAGTTTAATTACACCACCGGGTTCGTCAATATTCCAAGTAGTCATAAATAAAATTCTATTGTTAATTGATATTTTCTTATTTAAAAAGATGAGAGTTAGCATTGCTACAGTGACAATACCTAATCCACCAATTTGTATAAGTAATAAGATAATGATTTCTCCAAAAATATTAAATTGTGTTCCAACATCAACTGGTGATAGACCTGTTACTGTGAATGCGCTAGAAGCTACAAACAATGCGTCAATAAAGTTAATGGGTTTCTTCCCTGTATAGGGCAAATAGAGTAGAAAAGCACCAATTAAAGTTGTCAACAGAAATAACATAAGATAGAAATATAAAGGTTTATTTACTTTGCTCATAAATTTCCACCATTCTTTATATGAGTTATATAACAAAGATGATAATATCATAAGTGAATTTTAAAATGTAATAACTTGTTAAACTTTTTAAATATTTACTATTCACAATGAGTATAACCACTATATCAGATTTAAAAAGATGCTTAGCCTTAATAAGAGATAATTATTAAAATTGTAGTAGTAACTATTAAATTAAAATACTTCAAAGTAAAGTAGGGGGGTTAATATGCGTAGTGTAATTAAGTTGGAAAATGCATTTATATTCATAATCACAATCGCCGTTTATGTTAAATTAGAATGTTCTATATGGCTGTTTTTACTTTTACTATTAGTTCCAGATATATTTATGTTAGGATATGTGATTAATAGAAAAACAGGGAGTTATGTCTACAATATTGGACACACGTATATCACACCTATAATTATCGCGCTATTATATCTATACATTGATGAAAGTTACTATTACAGATTGCTTTAATATGGTTAGCTCATATTAGTATGGATAGAACTTTAGGTTTCAGACTCAAATATTCTTCAGATACTGATAAAACGATAATACAAAAGATGTAATCGTAGTTTCTGAATAGATATTTCAAGTTATACAAATCAATGGTATTAACAAAGTAGAAGGATAAAATGTTTTAATAAAATAAGAGCATCCTCATTTTAATATAAAGGATGCTCTACTCTAGT